CCTGGTGGTCAAAACCTAGGTGAAGTTGCAGATATAGAATACTTCCAAAGAAAACTATATCGTTCTCTAAATGTACCAATTAGTAGATTAGAAGCAAGTCAAGGTTTCAATCTAGGTAGAAGTACCGAGATTACTAGAGACGAACTTAAATTTACAAAGTTTGTACAAAGATTAAGAAAGAAGTTTACAGAATTATTTAATGACTTATTAAGAACTCAATTAGTTTTAAAGTCAATAATTAATGATGATGACTGGATTGCTATAAAAGAAAAAATTAAATATGATTTCTTGCAAGATGGTCATTTCAGCGAACTAAAAAACGCTGAACTTTTAAGAGAAAGGATTGCTCTTGCAAATGATGTAAGAGATTATGTTGGTAAATATTTTTCAGTTGATTATGTTAGAAGAAACATATTGAAACAATCTGAAAGAGAAATGGCTGATATAGACAATCAAATTAAGAAAGAAATTGATGATGGTATTATTGCAAGTCCACAGACAGGCAGTGATCCCAACGAAATAATATAGGAGAAAAATTATGGCTGATGATGTTATAGAGAAACCAAATAGTACAGAAACATTTATTGACAAACTTGCGAGTGATGACAACGCAGGTGCTGGTGAAGCATTTAAAGACGCAATGAGACAAAAAGTTGGTGACGCTTTAGACGCAAGTAGAAAAGACTATGCAAGTAATCTTTTCAATGCCGCTAGAGATGTTATGACTGGTCAAACTACGCCTGAAACTGCTGAACCTCACTCGGATCCAAAACCAGAAGTAGCGGAACCTTTTACGGCAACTGCTTCTAAAGATGAAGTGCAACAAGCATTTCAACAAGATAGTAAAGAGGGAGAATAAAAATGGCATTAACGGTATCAAGTATAGTAGGTAATGTTAGCGGACACATCAATAACGATAGATACTTAGCACTTGCACCAGCGGCTAAAACTGCTGTTGACCAAGTGATGACAGAATTAAACGGTATTGATTGGTCACAACCACAAGATTTAGTAAACATTATTGAAACTAAAGTAAGTGAAGTTGCGGCTGCAACTGGTTATGACGCTGACGACCTTAAAGCTTACTTTGAGGAGTAAGAATGGCTATAAGTGTTGTATCAAAAGTTGATGATACCACTAAAGCGATATTAACGGCTAGTGGTGCAGAAAGTGAAAGTGGAACTTTGTATAGTTCCGAAACACTTGTTTCACTAGCAAATGTTTATTACGAGATTAGAGGAACTGGTTCAGCGACTCTTACTCTCGGTGAACATACTTTAAGTTTAACTGGGTTTGGTAATTGGGGTCTGAAAGAAAACGAAAAACGATTAGTACCTCAACAAGAACTCAATAGTGCTACCGAGTTAAAAGTAACTACGGATGCAAATGTAAGTAAATTTAATCTTGCAATAGAATTGCAAAAAGAAATAGAGAGGCCTAATATCTAATGGCAGATAGTATAACAACGCAAGTGATATCTGATACAGCAGGCGTTAAGTATGTTGTAAAGAGAACAAACCATAGTGATGGTACAGGTGAAACTGATAGTGTTTTAGTTGACCCTGCTACATCTAATTTTATGACTGCTGATGGTACTAAAACTATCGGTAAAGTATGGTACTCTATTAATACAGCAAACTCTAAATCGGCAGTTGAGTTAGCCTGGGGAGGTGCAACTGAAAACACAACTACTCTAATATTGAGTGGAAACGGTTATTTAGATTTTAGAACTGCTGGTAATGATATACCTAACAACGCAACACAACCTAATGGTAAAGTGATTTTATCTACTAAAAACTTTGCTTTGGGCGATAACTATACACTTGTTGTTGAATTTAGATAAAAAATATTATAAATATTAGGGAAGAGAGGGATAATTCATATGAAATTAATTACTGAACAATTAGAAAATGTTGAGTACATTACCGAAGAAGTAGGTGGTAAAAAGAACTACAAGATTAAAGGTGTATTCTTACAATCTGAAATCAAAAATAGAAATGGGAGAACTTATCCTAGAGAAACACTTGCTAAAGAAGTTGCAAGATATAATAAAGAATTTGTCAACCAAAAAAGAGCATTTGGTGAGTTAGGACATCCTGACGGACCAACGGTAAATCTGGAAAGAGTAAGTCATATGATTACTGATTTACATCCAGATGGTAATAATTTTATGGGTGAGGCAAAAATAATGGATACTCCATACGGTAAGATTGTAAAAAATCTTATAGATGAGGGCGCTAAATTAGGCGTTTCAAGTCGTGGTATGGGTTCATTACAAAGAGGTTCAAATGGTCAGGCAATAGTCGGAAAAGACTTTTATTTGGCTACCGCTGCTGATATTGTGGCGGATCCATCTGCTCCAGACGCCTTTGTAGAAGGTATTATGGAGAATAAAGAGTGGATTTGGGACAATGGTATTATCAAAGAGAGAGAAATTGAAGAGTATAAAGAGTATATTGCTAAGGCAAAACGACTAAAAATCGCTGAAGCTAAGGCAGATGTATTCGCTAATTTCCTCAAAAAATTGTAATATTATAAATATCTAATAACAAGAAAAATTAATTAATTTTTTTAAATAAGGAGACTTCAAATGGCCGAAACAGAAAAACAAGTTGTTGAAGCAACTGCTCCAGACGCTCCGAAAAAGAACGCTGTAGCTGCTGAAACTTCGCCGTTAAAAAATGACGCTGAAGATTTAGGTTCTGCTGTTGTTAAACCAACAGATAGTAATCCTGACGCAACTAAAAAAGTTAAGCCAGTTTCAGGTGACGCACAACAGAAAAACGCTGGTGCTGCTGATCCTATGCCTTCTGTGAAGAAGGAAGAAGCTGAAGATTCTGAAGGCGAGAAGATATCCGAAGGTGAAATGCCAGACGGTCTGAAAAAATACTTGGACAAAAAGAAAGAGAAATCTGAAACTTCTGACAAAGAAAAAACGGAAGAAGGTTATAAGATGAATGCTTCTTACAAAAAAGAAGACGAAATGAAAAAGTCCGAGAAATCAGAAGAAGACCAGAAAGCAAAAGATGTTGATGTGAAAGAACACATTGACGCTTTAACCTCTGGAGAATCAGACTTGTCTGAAGAGTTTAAACAAAAAGCAGCTACTATTTTCGAAGCAGCTATTACTTCAAAAGTAAAAGAAATTGCTGAGGAAATGGAAGTTGATTACAACAAAAAATTTGACGAAGAAGTATCAAAAGCGAAATCATCACTTGTTGAAAAAGTTGACAACTACTTAAACTATGTTGTTAATGAGTGGATGAAAGAAAACGAACTTGCTATCGAAAGAGGTATTAAGGGCGAAATCGCTGAGGACTTCATCAACGGTCTGAAAAAACTTTTTGAAGACCATTACATTGATGTTCCAGATGAAAAATATGATGTGTTAGAAGACCAAGCTTCGAAAATCGAAGAGTTAGAAAAGAAACTTAACGAAGAAATCGGAAAAAATGTAGAGATGACTAAAGAAAATTCATCTTTAAAAAAATCTGACATTTTAGCTGAGGTCGCTTCTGATTTAGCAGACACTTCAAAAGAGAAGTTTGCTAAACTTACAGAAGAGGTTGAATTTTCAAACGCTGACGACTTTAGAAAAAAAGTTGAGACTATTAAAGAATCATACTTTGGATCTAAAAAAGAAGCAAATTCTGACAGCGAAGTTGATAATGCGGTTGCGGACAATCAAGGTGTAAATACTGAAGATTTGTCTAATGCAATGGCTGCTTATACAACCGCTATTAGTAAAACTAAAGACATTAAGGTGTCGTAATTAATAATAGGAGAGAGGAAAAAGATATGTACTTATCTGAAACTTACCAAAAGAAATGGCAGCCAGTATTAGACCATCCTGATTTACCAAAAATCAGCGATAGCTATAAAAGAGCTGTTACAAGTGTTATCTTGGAAAACCAAGAGAACGCACTTAAAGAAGACAGAGCATTTTTAAAAGAAGACGCTCCTGTCAACCAAACTGGTTCAAACATTGACAATTGGGATCCAATCCTAATTTCTCTTGTAAGAAGAGCAATGCCGAACCTTATCGCATACGATATTGCTGGTGTTCAACCAATGAGTGGTCCAACAGGACTTATCTTTGCTATGAGAAGCAGATACAAAACTCAAGGTGGAACTGAAGCATTATTTGACGAAGCAGAAAGTAAATTTTCTGGAAATGCTGCTAACGCAAACATTCCTGGATCTGCTGGTACAAATACAAATTCGCCTGCACAAAACAACCCTGCTGTACTTAATGACTCGCCTGCTGGAACTTATACTTCTGGCGCTGGTATGTCAACGGCTTCTGCTGAGGCACTAGGTGACTCTTCAGGAAACGCATTTGCTGAAATGGCTTTCTCAATTGAGAAATCAACGGTAACTGCAAAGTCGAGAGCTCTAAAAGCTGAGTACACAATGGAACTTGCACAAGACCTTAAAGCAATTCACGGTTTAGACGCTGAAACTGAATTGGCAAACATCTTATCTGCTGAAATCCTTGCTGAAATCAATAGAGAAGTTGTAAGAACAATTTACATCAATTCAGAAAAAGGTGCTCAAACAGACACAACTACTGCTGGTATCTTTGATTTAGATACTGACTCAAACGGTAGATGGTCAGTTGAAAGATTTAAAGGTTTAATGTTCCAATTGGAAAGAGACGCTAACGCTATTGCTCAAAGAACAAGAAGAGGGAAAGGTAATATAATTATCTGTTCTTCTGATGTTGCTTCTGCATTGCAAATGGCTGGTATCCTTGACTACACACCTGCGTTAAACAACAACTTAAATGTTGATGACACAGGAAATACTTTTGCTGGTGTATTAAACGGCAGATTTAAAGTATACATTGATCCATATTCAGCAAACCAAAACAGCAAACAATTCTATGTTGTTGGTTACAAAGGTACTTCACCTTATGACGCTGGTATGTTCTACTGCCCATATGTACCATTACAAATGGTAAGAGCAGTTGGTCAGGACACTTTCCAACCGAAAATCGGATTTAAGACAAGATACGGCTTACAAGCAAATCCTTTTGCTGAAGCTAGTGCTTCGTCTGACGCTGTTATTGACGGTGCTGGTGCTGCTAACTCAAACAGATATTACAGAAAAGTACAAGTAGTTAACTTGGCGTAATCTGTATATCAGTTTATACTGAAAACGAAAAAAGGCGACTTTCGGGTCGCCTTTTTTTTAGCCTTTATTAAACCTATATAAATAGTAATATGACAACTATTAATTCAATTACTAGACAACCTACGCAACAAGACTATGCTAGTCCTAGTCAATTTAAATTCAGTATTGCAAAACTGCCTAAAGTGGAGTTTTTCTGTACAGAAGTTAATATACCAGGTATCAATCTAGGTAATGCTACACAACTAACTACATT